GCGCTTGGTGGATGCGCAACCGTAAGCCCGGTGGTGAGGACGTCGGGGAACGCGGACAGACTGCTGAACGACCCAAGGTTTGAAGAGGTCACAAGATCTACCCCTAACGTTCAATCCTGGGCATACGACGCAGTACACACAATAAACGATTTAGAATACGAAGTAAGAACAAGGAACAATGGAACCAATCAATAACGAACTTCATACGCGCATCCTTCGGGATCTAAAGAACCGTGCGACATGGGACGCCCGGCAAAGGCAGTTCTATGAGATGCGAACGTTCGGAATGCGCCGCAAGGTTAAGCCATGGCCCACCGCGGCCGACATGCACGTCGCGCTGATTGATCGTATTATCGAACGTCTCAAACCTAACTACGTCAACTCAGCCCTGGGCAACGACGTCGTCGCCGGGTTCGTTCCTATGCGCCAGCAGTTGGCCCCACTCACCGTTACAGCAGAACGCTACTTCGACTACAAGATCCGGGAGCGTACCGCATTCCAATTCGAGATTGTTCGTCTAATCGACGACATGCTTCTGTTCGGTCGCTCAGTACTCAAATCAATTTGGGACGAAGGCAAGAAGGAGATTATTTTCCAAGCGATCGATCCGACCAGGTTCATCGTGCCTGACCAGACTGTTGCCCTGGACGACGCCGACTACCTTTGCCACGTCATGGTCCTGTCCGTTGACCAGTACAAGCGCGTCGCGGCCTACAACCAGGACGAGGATTTCATCAAAAGAATCGCCGGACGCGGGACCAAGTTCGAGGGCATCAATACCGAAAAAGAACAAGCCGTTTACCAACGTGAAGGCATCACCTACGACTCTCGCCCGGACCGGATCATCCTTTGGGAAATCTACACCAGGAACGAAGACGACGAGTGGAATGTTTGCACATACTCGCCCCTGGCAACGACCGAGGCAGTGCGTGAAGATTTCGTTCTCCCCTACAAGCACAAGCAGTGCCCGTTCACAGAGTTTAGCTATGAGTTGACCAACGGAGGATTCTATTCGTCACGCGGGGTCGCTGAGATCCTGGCTGCGAATGAGATGACCCTGGCGAAGTTAAAAAACTCCATGCTCGACTTCCTAGAACTGGCGAACCGTCCCCTGTTCCAGGCCGACAATCCTGTCTCTCTCAACATGGCGAACCTCAAGATGCAACCCGGGCAGATCCTGCCCCAAGGCATCAAGCCTGTGCAGATGACGACCCCTCCGATGGACTTCATGCGCGTCATGTACGACGAACGTGCAGAGGCGGAGCAGAGGGTCGGAACGATTGACTTTGGGGTCGGCAACAATCCCGCGGAACCTGGTAGCTCCAGAAAAACAGCAACTGAAATTCAAGCGTTGGTGAACACCGGGTCCGCGGGTGCTGATTTACGCAACCGTCTTTTCCGCATGTCGCTAGGTCGCCTGTTCCGTCAGTGCTGGTCGATCTATCTGCAATACGACAAGAAAGATCTAAACTTCCGATATGCAGAAGATACCGGGACCGTCCCGCCGGAAGCATTGCACGAACAGTATTCGATCATGCCGAAGGGCGGGTACGATTTCCAAACTCGCCAATTCCAACTTCAAAAGGCAGTGGCCCGGATGCAACTGCTCGGACAGTCTCCGTTCATCAACCAGGCTGAACTTGTTAAGTCAGTGCTCGAGCTCGACGATCCGAGCCTGGTACGTCGCCTGGTCCAGGACCCGATGATGAACCAGCAAGAGCAGAGGGAAGAGCAGGCGAAGGAACTCGCCGCGATGATGACAACCGCGTTCCCGATCGCGATCAAGCCAACCGACGATCATAGGGCCCATCTTGAGATCATCTTTGACTTTCAGCAGGCTGCAGAAAAAGGATTCCGCCAGGTCGACCAGGCTACAGCACAGGCAATCGGCCAGCACTTGGATCAGCACTTGCAAGCGCTGGAACAGATCGATCCGAACACTGCCCGGGCGATTACTGCCGAGCTCAAGAAAATGAACAGGGCAAAACAGCAACAGCAGGAACAACTGCAAGGCGCGCAGGGGCAACTACCACCCCCGGAAATGGCTGGACAGATGCCGGGAAACATGCAACAACCGATGGTGTGAGCGAAACGTCGAAAATATTTGAAATAAACCTTGGCAAGGCTGCGGACGGAAAAGTAAAAATACTTTTAGATTACTCAAACGTAAGCCAAAAATTTATTGGCTCGCACCTCGAACAAGGGGTTGCATATGAGGGCGAACTATTCGCCCTAATGCTCAAAAAGCTAAAACGTGGAGACACGTTTCTTGATATTGGTGCCCACGTTGGATTCTTCAGCATGATCGCAGCGAAGCTGGTCGGAGAATCCGGATCGGTCTACTCGTTTGAGATGAACCCAGAAAACTATTCAAGGCTTGTGACGAATGCCGGGCTGAATGACTTTAAGAACATAAGGCCCCACAATTGGGCCGTGTCCGACGATTCGAAACCAATATACTTTTGGCTTAACCAGGATAACGACGGTGGTCACTCTCTATGGGATTGCGGCAAGCATAGCTTTAACGAAAAGAGCAGGGTCTCGCCACAAAAGATGGTTTCCTATTCGATAGCCCTAGATCATTACGACTCATTCGGTAAGGTGGATTTCATCAAGATGGACATTGAGGGGGCCGAGGTTTTGGGGCTGAACGGAATGGTCGATCTCCTTAAAAAAAATATGCCGATTGTTGCGCTTGAAATAAATAATTTTGGGTTGGCTCAAATGGGGCACAGCTACCGCGACGTCCGAGAAGTCATGGGAAAGATTGGGTACAGATGTTGGTTGATTGAGGGTCAGGAGCCGAAAGAACTACCAATGGACGAGGAGCCCAAGTTTGAGAGTGTGTACAACTTGTGTTTTTCGACGGAAAGCATTACATGACAAGACTAAGGGCAATTCTAAACTTTATACGTTTTACCAAGTGGGTCGACGAGCCGGAATGGACCGGGGACGACGCTAGGGCCCTGGGAAGTTTTATGAGATCCGAGCATGGGGTCAGGTTCGCAGCGATCCTTAGAAACATGACAATTCGACAGGATTCTAGCGCAGTTCAAAAAGGCGACTTGACAGCGTGTGGATTCGCAATAGGTTTCCGATCTGCAGTGGCAGTAATCGATTCCCTTGGAATTGATGCCACTCATCCCGCGGGAGGGGCAGACGACTAGAGGTTACCCGCGGAGTACATAGACTAGTCACAATCCCGCCCGGGATCGTTAACCGTCTCGGGGCTGGAGTAAAGGGGTTAGCATGGGTGATGGAATAGAACTGACAGCGGAGTCGCTACGAAGAGCAGCCATGATTGAGGATGGGATTATCCCTCCAGATAAAGTGGAAGCAAAACCGGAGACGGCACCAACGTCGGAACCAGTGGAGAAGACCGAGTCGAATCCCACGTCGACGACAGAACCTAAAACAGAAAATTCGCCTTCCACGACCGAAGTCGCGGACAAAAAAGGTGATAGTTCTTTAACAACGACAGAGTCTGAGAGTCCGGTTGAGTCATCCGACAAGGCCAAGGAACCCAGTAAGTACGAGAAGCTAAAGAATCGCCAGCAGAAGGAATGGGATGCCATTCAACAAGCAAAGGCGGAAGCTAAGGCTGAGAAGGAACGCTTGGAACGTGAGCGCCAGGAATTCATGCGCGAACGTGATGAGGCCCGGAAGGCAGACCAGGAGAGACCGATAGGCAAGTTCGACGCGACCGACTACCGAAACGCTGCGAAGCAGTTCCGGGAAGAGGGTCGAGAAGACCTGGCCGAGCAGGCCGACAAGAGAGCTCAAGAGGTTGAAAGGTACGAAGTACAATCTCAAGAGAGAAAAGTTAAGGAGATGGGCGAGAAGGCTTGGAACGAGAATCTGAACAGATTGGTTGACAAGCATCCAGATCTGAAAGATTCAAATTCAAGCCTGCATAAAAAAGTAGCAGAACTACTTAACTCGAAAGCAGTCCTTCGCCAATATCCTGACGGCATCGTCGATGCAGTCGAGATTGCACAGCTTGCTCTTAAAACGGATAACTCAACCGGATTAGCAGATGAAGTCGAAAAGCTCCGCAAAGAAAATGCGGAGTTCAAAAAACGTTTACAACCTGGAGTTGGTTCACCGTCAACCCCGGCGCCTAAAAAACAGTTTAAGGATTTATCCGTAGCTGAACAGGGTGCCGAGCTCCGCCGAATGGCAGTAGAGTTTGACGACGCTAACTAAGGTTTAGACAACAGGAGATAAAATTATATGGCACTAGTAACCTCTGGCTCGCTCGCAGCGGCCTACCAGGAGTACTTCTCGAAAGAGTTGCTCCAACGTCAATTGCCCATCCTGCAGATGGAACAATTCGGAATGAAAGCCGCGCTTCCCCGGAAGAACGGCAACAAACAGATTCGCTTTTTCCGCTACTCGAATCCGAGCATTAGCTCGATCATCGAAGTAACGTCGGAAGGCACAAACCCTGGCAATAACGAACGTGAGTTGACACTGTCGACTGTCGGAGCGACCCTCCAGCAGTTTGCCAGCTTGGTCAAACTGTCCGACATCCTCCAAGCCACGAATCTTTTTGATTCCATGGCACAGGCCACGACTCAACTCGCGGAAGATCACGCGTTACACGCGGATACCTTGGTTCACCGAGTACTCACGACCGGGACTACCTCCGGAACTGGCACTCTGTCGACCTCAGTCCGCTACGCGCAGAATGCAACCGCGACGAACTTTATCGCCGCGACTGCAGCCAACTCGTCCTTCACGGCACTCGACTTGCTCGATTCCGTGACGTCACTCCGGGTTGACAAGGCTCCTACAATCAAGGGTGGATACATCCTGGTTGCAGATCCTCGTACTGCTCGCTCGATCCTCAACGATGACGACTACATCCAAGCGCATCACTATTCGGGCACGGACAGCTTGCTGAAGGGTGAAGTTGGCGCGTACTACGGAGTGAAGACTCTGTTGTCGCACAACATTCTGTCCTTCGGTTCTGCTTCCTCCAGCGCCATCTCTGGCACTGCAGCTGCGGCCTACAACTCCAGCACTGCGCCTTTCTTGGCGAACATTGTGCTCGGTGACCAGGCATTCGGCGTACCTAGCCTCACAGGCGACTCGCCCTATAGCCCCAAGGTCCTAATTGCAGAAGGTCCGGACAAGTCCGACCCTCTGGATTTGGTAACCTCGGTCGCTGTCAAAACGTACTACACCGCGGTTCAGTTGAACGGAGCGTTCTACCGAGTCGTGTTTAGCCGTTCTGAAGTCAGCTAATTAAATGGGCGCGATCGTATTAATGATCGGGCCCGAAGCGAAGGCTCGGGGAGGCAAAAATCTCCCCGGGCCCGAGCCTAAAAGCGAGGGTACAAAAATGGCTAACATGGTAAATATTCCGATCGAAAATCTAACCATCTCGCAAGAGACCGAACAGGCCGAGCCTATGGTTGGCGATATGGTAGAATTGACCGGAGAAGTTGTTGAAATCAAAGAAGGCGTTGCCATGGTTCGCGTAAGCGAGGCAGAAGGAGAGATGGAAGAAGAATCTCCAGAAGCCGAAACCGAAGGCGAACGTCTCAGGAATGAAGCCGTCGAGATGGACGGTGGGGAAATGATGGAAGACTGATGCCACTCTACGAGTACGAAGACAGGGACACCGGGGGCGTTGTAACGCTCGAGCGTCCGGTAGATGAAAGGGACAATGTCCCAAGTAAACTAAAACGACGCAACTTTCCCTCCAGCCTCAGACTTGTTAACTGTGGTTCAGACCCAGCACATCATCCCGCGGCCATGGACGGTCGCAACATTCTAAAAGGTTATCACGCACTAGAACAAAAACTCGGATCTAAGTTCCGCCCAAGACATAGAGCCGATACAATTAAACAAGTTTGGGCAAAACATAGGAAATTAGATCCATGAGTGACATCAATCTGCGTCGCGAATTGAAAGCAAAAGGCAAGCCCATCCGGCTTGACTCAGCCAAGGAAACAGTTGCCGTCGAGTTTATCACGACAGCAACCACAGGGACATTTGTCTCTGGTACTTCTACCCTCGGCATCACAGTCCGACTGAACGGCACTAACTACAAGATCCCGGTCTACAGCTAATGTCTGCAGACTTAGATCGTTTTGGGGCCAGGAACGGTTTTACCGTTGGCACCACAGGCGTTGCCGGGCAGGCATATTGGGCGATCCAAATGCTGGCCGACACGACCTTCAGCGCTATTGCGGGAGACTTCGATGGCACACTGACAGGCGTGACGATCGGTTCCGGGAACATAATCTACGGACGGTTTAACAGCTTCACTGCTGGAACTGGACGTGTGATTGCCTACAAGGGCTAATTACCTATTAGCAGTCAACCCGCCAAAGGTTCTATCCCTTGGCGGATGATTGCATTGTAATTTTATGCCAAGACTATCTTTAGGACTAGGAGCGCAGACCATCCGCAAGGTTGGTGGTGCGGCTGCACCTAGCGGGATTCCTGTGGCGAGTACGAATCAAGTATACTTTGAAGGGGGTATTAATGGTTATTACGGCTATGTATATAAGTCCTTTGAAACTGAATATAATGGAGATGTTTC